TGATTTTCGTCTGTTATATCTTCATTTACTAAGTCTTTTTTAATAGACTCCACTGCAAGTTGTTTTACTGATTTTAATCCTGCATCAGATTTAAAGAATTTTTTCTCGTCGGGTTTTGCCCCACCCCACCAAGCATTATTCTCTTCAAATTCACCATAGTTTCCATCAGCATCTTTTTTGTAAACACCAACATATTTGTCCGAACCAAACTCCTCATTCCATACTTCTATATCACCAGTCTCTTCGTTTATCTGCAGAAAATAAGCTTCATCACTATTCGGAATTAATTTTTTCCGATAGTCAACATCATCTCTGCCATAAAATCCGTCTTTAGCCGTCATTTATCTGACACTATTTTAGTTATTTAGCACGAACTTTGCATATTGAACTGAGTTTAAATCATCAAGTTCATCTCTTTGTACTAGATAAACTTGACCATTAATTTCATCCCAGGTATACTGTCTATACTTTCTCCAGTGAAAGTTAAATCCACGGAATCCCCATTGGAATAGTTCTGTCACCAGAACTAAAGGATGCTGATCGTATCTTATCCTAGGGGTCTTTGCTTGATATAGAAATGTGCAGAGAGTTCCAGGATCAGGTATAGGTGCAACAGTATCATTGAGAGCATCCATTATCATGAGCATCTGATCCTCAGTGTCCATGGTCTCATTTAATTCTGAGAGGATGGGTTCTATGCGGTTCATTTGATTCCGAGTTCTTTCTCTGTGATTACCTTGAATGTAATCCGTCTGTCCTCACAAAACTCAACAGCAGCTTTCCATTTTGCTTGGTTTACTGCATAGGTTTTGCACTCACGTATTAATGTTTTCTTTTGCTTTTTACCTGGCACTGGCGGTAAGGTTTCACGATAGGGTTTTACTTCTATCACATATGTTTTGATTGCACCTGTGCTCTCTTTTACTTTGATAATGAAGTCTGGGAAATACTTATGCACTTTCCTGTCTACAGGAGAGACATATGGTATGTAAAATTCCTCACTACCCCACTCAAGAATGTTCTCATTCAAGTCACAGTAACGACAAAACTTTCTTTCCCAACTACTACGGCATATGATATTCTCAGCGTTGCCCTTGTATTTCCTTGGGTGTGAAGGTTTGTATTTACTTTTTATACTTTCTCCCATACATAGTATATAAGGTAAGAACTATTTATAGATGCCTAGCGTAAAATCTATTGACGATATTAAATCGTCACTTTTAAGACCATCACTGACATCGCATTTCTACGTAGAGTTTGCTCTGCCTGGAGATAATGGAAGCACGTCTGAATTTACTCAAAAACTTCAGTCAAATGGAATAAATTTTAACATCAATAATCAAGACACTTTAAATCTACTGTGTGCTGAAGCGTCTCTACCAGGTTCAAGTTTAGCTACGCTAGAGATTAATAATGATAGAAGTGGAGTCACTGAAAGACATGCACATAGAAGATTTTTTGATGATAGAATAGATTTTACATTCTATGTGGACGTGGAGAACTATCTACCAATCTTGTTCTTTGAATCCTGGATTGATTATGTCAGCGGTGCTGAAACATCTGGTACAAACCCCATAAACGCGAAAAACTACTACTATAGAATGAACTATGCAGACAATTACACTGCCGACAAGGGACTGAAAGTATATAAATTTGAAAAAGATTTTGGTAAAGGGAAAGCAATTGGGCAGGGAAACCCACAGTGGAGTCCAACAGGACAGTACCTTGAATATGAGTTCTATAGGTCATTCCCCATAGCAATAAACTCCATGCCAGTCTCATACGAGTCGGCAAGTCTTTTAAAGTGTACCGTGTCAATGAATTATATTCGTTACACTGTACAGAAAAGAGGATCGGGTGAGGTATCCACCGACCCAGCAGCATCTCCAGTCAAAAAAATTCAATCGGCTAAAAATTTCGAGGAATATTATAACAACTTCGGTGACAATAACCAGAACTCTACTAATTTTGGAGATTTTCTTGATGGATCTGGCAGTAGTCCTTTTACCGAAACAGTTGCCTAACCCCACTAAATAATCACACTGAAAAACTCTATAGGATATTATGCCTTTACCTAAGATTGCTACACCAACGTATGAACTTGAGTTGCCATCAACAGGAGAAACAATTCAATATAGACCTTTCCTTGTAAAAGAGGAAAAAATTCTTGTCATTGCTTTAGAAAGTGAGGACACTAAACAGATTACTAATGCTATCAAAGGTGTTATTAAAAACTGTATTAAGACAAAGGGTATCAAAGTAGAACAACTACCTACTTTTGATATTGAATATCTCTTCCTTAACATTCGTGGTAAGTCTGTTGGTGAGGAAGTTGAACTTAATATTATTTGTCCTGATGATGAGGTAACTGAAGTTCCCGTAAAGATTAATATTGACGACATCCAAGTACAAAAGGATGACGAGCATGATAATAAAATTAAAATCGGAGATGACCTAATGATGGTCATGAAGTATCCATCATTGGATCAATTTATCAAAAACAATTTTGACTTTGAAAGCAAGAATGCGATGGATCAATCATTTGAATTGATTGCATCTTGTATTGATTCTATTTGCACTGAGGAAGAGGTATGGGCAGCAGGAGATTGCACCAAGAAAGAAATTAATGAGTTCCTTGAATCCATGAACTCGTCGCAGTTTAAGGGTATTGAAAAGTTCTTTGAGACAATGCCCAAGTTGTCTCATACTATTTCCGTAACTAACCCTAATACTAAGGTGAAGAGTGATGTTGTTCTGGAGGGACTAGCAAGTTTTTTCGCGTAGGTATGGTTCATATGAATCTTGAATCATACATTAGATTAAATTTTTCCTTGATTCAGTACCATAAATATTCATTGACAGAAATAGAAAATATGATACCGTGGGAGCGTGATATCTACGTCGCTTTATTAACACAACATCTTGAAGAAGAAAAGTTAAAGCATCAGCAAGCGAATGGCATCTAGGACTACTACCGATCCAATAGAAATACTCTTAGAGATGGGTGTAGACCTAGACAATCTCTCCGAAGAGGAGGATTATCTTAGTGCGTTAAAAGAGGCGATTGCAACTATTCAGTTTCAAACGAAGGGTGCGGGTGATGAGAGATCTACCATCCTTCAGCAAGAAGTAGTAAAAGTAAGAAAGCAAAGAAAAGCAGCAGACCCTAAGTTTAAAGCAAGAAAGACAAAGATATCTGCAGATTCATTTAGAAGAGGAACTGCATCTCCAGGTGAAGTAAGACAGAATGTGCGGACTGGTGTAATAGATCCGTCTAAATTAAAGTTTGATTCGGTTGAGGTCGCACCAAAACCAAAAGCGTTACCTACTAGTGCGATAGTTTCATATCAGGCACCTGAGGCAGAACAAGAAGAAGGTAAAAAGAAGAAAAAGAAAAAAGAAGAACCAAGAAATATTTTAGCTGCTATTGCTGAGTCAGTCACTAGTATTGCTGACATTTTAAAGGATCAATATAATTTAAAGAAAAGAGAAGGTGAGTTTGATAGAAAGAAAGCACAAAGAGATAAGAGAAAACTTGATAAGGAAAATTTAAAGAAAGGATTTGGTTCAATACTTACAGGTTTTGCCAAGATAACCAAACCTGTCGGAGGATTTTTTGATACTATATTTAATTTTTTAAAGAACATTCTGATTGGAAAGTTCTTGGTAAAATTGATAGAGTGGTTCAGCAATCCACAAAATCAGAAAAAAGTTCAAAACATAATTCAATTTCTTGGTAAGCATTGGAAGAAACTTCTATCTTTATATCTTGTATTTGGCACAGGTCTAGGTAGATTTGTCTTCGGACTTACTAAAGTTTTAATCAGTGGTGCAATTAAACTTGGTGCTGCCATTGCAAAACTTTTAGCTGTAAAGGGACTTAAACGCTTTGCTGGTGTTGCAAGATTTTTGGGTGGACCAAAGGGAAGATTAATCGCCACTGGTGCTGCTACCGCATTGACGGTCGGTGGAACCATGATGGGTCTTGGTTCTCTTGGTTTCTCTGGTGGTGGTGAGGTTCCTGGTTATGCTAATGGTGGCACTGTAGAACCCTCACCTAAAAAAGAGGATGGTCCACTTGATTTCCTTAGTAATATGTCTGGTGCTGCTAAGGGTGCAGCGTTGGGTTCTGTATTTGGTCCACTTGGAATGCTTGCTGGAGCAGGCATCGGTAGTCTTTTTGACCGAAAGAAAAAGAATGAAAAGAAAATAACTCTTGCACAACCAGCAGAGGTAGAATTAGAAATTCCTACTTCTGAAGAAGAAAGTGGAGGTCAAGTAGATGGACCTGGTGGAACTGATAAGGTTCCAGCAATGCTTACTGCTGGTGAGTTTGTCATGTCTCGTGGGGCAGTTCAAAAGTTTGGTGTCAAAACTCTTGAGTCTATGAACGCCGCTGGTGGTGGAACTAACCAACCAAAAGTAATAAACAACGAAGTTTATGCTCAGGGTGGTGGTATGATTGGGGCGGAACAGGGATATCCCAGTCCCGATAAAATGTTAACTCCTGTTGAAAAAAATGGTGCTGGTCTTGGTGCTCCTCCTTCTTCTTCTAACTTTGGATATAGACTGGGACAAATAAATCCAGAGACTTTTGTCACATCAATTACGAGACTGGTAGAAGAAACTGTTGAGAAAACCGACAGAAGAAGAGGACAGGGTGGTAGACCTTTAGGTGATACAACAAGAAGAGGTGGAGAGGGATTTAGATATACTGAAAGTGCCGATGGATTTACTACAACTACATTTGATAGAAGGGTCGG